AATAATAATTGAAGTGTCTGAAAGATCATTTTTCAGTTTAGCTACTGTTTCAGGATCGAAGCGTTTCATGTAATCCATTGTCTCCGTTCCGTCTGCGTTAGCTCTTAAAAAATTAATTCTTTCAATAGGATCAGCTATTTCCTGTCCCAATTGTTTGTCAAATACTGCTGCTTTAGCCATAATAATTTGTTGTTTTAAAATTTAATTAATTGTTTTTATTTTGATAATATATTCATCCTTTTGTCTCAATTGAATTCTTAAGCCTGAGATTACAGAAGTCAGATAATCGCACCTGTTTCTACTTCCGATAGCTTCACGTTGAGCTTGTTCTTTTTCAGCTACAAGCTTAGGAGCGAATTTTCCAGTATTACCATGATATGGATTTCGCTTTTTCTTCTTTGGAATTTCGTCTTCTTCAAATAGTGTTTTTGCCATGATTTAATAGATTAATGATTGAATTGTAGGTTGTTTCTTCTGCATCGTCAATAGCTCCGGTACATGCTGAACTCATTTCCCTTTTGTCTAAAATAGCTTGGTAGTGTTGTTCATCTATCGTGTTTCGTCCAATAAAGAAAGCTGATTGAACTGCGTTTTTTTGAGAGTTTCTATGTTCCCGGCTTTCATCTTGTTCGACATCGGCTGCCGTCCATGGTAATTCTAAGTGTGCACAAATAGAAGCTGCCGTAAGAGTAATACCGACACCACCACTTTTATAGCTGATGAACATTAGTTGATGTTCTGACGGTGCAAATTCATGATCTGAACCTTCATGCCGTTCAAACTTCTTGTCACATACCGTACATTTTTGAAAATCATGTTTCGCTTTTGCTTTTTCTTTATCAGTTTGTGTTCCTGTATAGAATAAAGCCTTTGGATAGCGTATCTTTAATTCATCTGCTACCTCATGTAAGTAAATGAACACAACTATTTTTTCACCACTTTCAAGTACATCGTCAATGTATTGGCATGCATCATATATTTTACCTCTTGCAGAAATATTCTTCAATACTCCAATCTGAACCATAACCTTACCTTTCATTGATTTGGCTATTTGAGAATTTGATGCCTGTTTCCAATCTCGGAGGTATGTTTCGAGGTCGGCCATTGCTGCATCGTATTCAGATTGATTAGTTATTGAGCAAAATATTTTCTGTCGTGTAAGGTCTGGTAAGTCCGTTAGGACATCTTTCTTTTCTCTCCTGAAATAGCAATTAGCTCTAAGGATAGAATTTATCTCCGGCCAGCGTTCATTATCAGCGCACATCTCGCGGAAGTTCTTTATTGTTCCGAAGTGTCGAAGATTATTTGTAATGGCTAATTGGGGTAGGAGGTCAATTGGTTTATTTATAATTGGGGTGCCTGATAGAGCATTTACAAATTCTACTGTCGGTTGTGTACAAATCCCGTATACCAATTTACTTTGAATTGTCGAAGGGTCTTTAATTCTATGACTTTCATCTACAATCACCGATTTGAAATTCTTAATGTTGGGGTGAAAAACTACATCTTTTACTGTCCAGTTCCTTCTATCTTTATTTAATCTTACTACGAAATACTTCTTTAAAGATTCATAGTTGACAATGAATATGTCATACATTCCCATTTGATTAAATACGGGCCACGTATGCTTGGTAGAATTTGTAAGAATAAGAGCCTTGTGTTTATCAGTCCACAATGCTACTTCTTCTTCCCAATTGTCCTTTAAATTTGCCGGAGGAATAATCAAACACGGGAAAAGCCCTAATGCAATTACAGTTGCTAAAGCTTCCATTGTCTTACCACAACCAGGAGCATCACCATTTATACAACTCCCTTTTTCAATCCCGTAAGCTATTGCCGGCTCCTGATACGCATAAGGTTTAAGAAGTAAGTCAATATTTTGTGTCAGTTCTGGAAGTTCTACTGGAACGCTGAATACATTTCGTTTTGATTTACCATCTGGAAGATCAAAGCCAAAGTTTTGTCCAAAATTAAATACTTGTTCATGGTGTTTAATAGAAACTTCCCAACGTTTGTATTTTGTATTATACTCTGCGTTGGGAAGTTTCTTAGCTGCGCTAGTTATCTTTCGGTCAAAATCGAATGAAATGTAGAAGAGGGTTTCTTTCTCTATGATTGTTCTCATGTTGCTTTCTCCTTCCCAAAGAATAAGTAATGTTTATATGCTAATTCCAAGTATTTTTCTTTACCAACCTTGTAGAAATCGCTATCCCGATTGATGAATATTTTAAATACCTTGTGATTCTTCTTAGAAATTCCGATTATCACATCACGTTCAGCTCCTTCAATGTCCATGTACCACGCCCGTGAACGATCATAGTTGAAGAATTTGCAAGCTGCTTCAAACTGTGTTTGTGTTTCGGTTGCCGTACTCTTTATATCACCGCCCCATTTCCAATCTTCTCGCCAAATATCCCATTTGCATCGAACGTTTAAAACAAATTCTACTCCGTTCCATTGATAAAGCTTATCATGTGCAATACTTATTTTTTGAGCATCGGCACCGTCCATCATCATTCGACAGAAGTCATCTCTAAAGAAAGCTTTCTTCATTTCAATTGTATTGTCAAATGTTGATTTTTTATAAACGACATCTTCTCGTGTTCTTTTGAAATAGTTTACTTTATAAGCTTCGGTAATCATTGCATCAAGTAGGTTGCCGTCTGCGTAGGCTTGTGTAGGGTCAATAAAGTTCGCCTTCGGATTGAGTTGATCCAGTAACCAACCCAAATCCGAATTTGATACTTCAGGACGTCCAAAATAGGCATCCATTACTTTCTTGCCATTGAAAGAATGAACATAAGTCCAATGAACAATAATGCTATTGCTAACCCTCCCCATAGTGGAACTGTAACCCACCACCAAGACCAGTCGATGTAATGTGTAAGTTTAAGAACTATAAAAACGATTGTCAATAATCCGGGAAATCCTATACCATAGGAAGAACTTGAATTTGTACTCATAATGTTTTATTTTTTTTGTTTTGAAAAATAAGTATGGGTTTATAACCCTGTGTTTGTTGTCCTGTCTGGGTGAGAAAATCCTGAACCTCGTACCGTTCTCTGCCGATACACCCACACTTAAATTATTTTGCTTTATAAACCGGTGTGTAAATAATCAATTTAGAATCGATCATCTCGTCATTCTTTACAGCCCATTTTTCGCAGAATGCTCTTATTTGAGCGATTGACTTGTTTTCAATCTTTTCGGTAGAAAGTAATTTACCTTCATTCTGAAACCAAAACTGAATAAGAAGTAAGTACGCTTCGGGGTTGGTAACTTGAATTGAATAGCCCTCTTTTATTTTCGGTGCCTCAGTAAATAGATTTGCTTGATTATCTACCATTGCACTTGCTGATTTTGCAGTGGCTTGTACGTTAGCTTGTGAAAGTAATTTTTGCTGAGACTCTTTGGCTTCTAATACGAGTTTTTCAGCGGCTTCTTTTCGCCTTAACTTTTCTTCGGCTTCTGTTTTCTCTGCCAATTCATCCCTTTTCTGTTTCTCTTCGGCTAATTTCTGTTTTTTGATAGCTTCTAATCTTTCAGTCTCGGCAAGTTGAGCATCTAATAATTTTTTCTTTGATGCATCCGCCAGCTCGGCTTCTTTCTTTAGTCTTTCCTTTTCGATGTTGGCTAATCTAAGTCTTTCGGCTTCATCTTCCTGCGCTTTCACTTCAAGAAGTCTTGCTGTTTCAAGTTCTTCAAGCTGTGTTTTTTTAGATGGAATTAAGTCAATCAACTCTCTTTTATATTCAGAGACATCTTCCTTGAATTTATCAAGTGCACTGTAGCACAATGAAATTGTAGGAACTATTTCATTGTATTCAACTTCGGTATGATGAATAAGAGTTGGAGTTTCAACAGGGAACATGAAAGTGCCGTCCGAAAGGTTATTATCAAATAAAGCAATTTTCAAAGTTGCCGTTTCAATAGTTTCCAATGTCAGACTGTCAAACCAGTCATTTTTCTCCGTTTTGAATTTAAGAAGGTAATTAGAATAAGCCTCTGCATGCTTTACGGTGTAAAGTCTTACAATTTCGATAGCCTCTTGTTCCTTTGCAAGTTTTAAAGCTGCTAATCGTTCTTCCTCTAATCGATCATTCATTACCTTAGTGGCCCATTCATCTCTAAAAGCTTGACATTTTATAATCGGAACTTTTACATCCGTTTCAAGTGTTGTAAATTCCTTTGCTACCGCTGTCAGAATTTGAGTTATTGGGCTACGGTCTCTATTCATGTTTTTGACCGTTGTGTTTATCTTCACGATATAATCGGATAATTGCTTATCTACCGTGGCATCCATTTTAAGCTCTGCTAAAGCTATCAATTCATCACCTCGTGCGATTGCCTTAGATAATGATAGTTTGTTCGCTGCAAGTATTGCAGGGGCCGTTGATACTAACGATGTGAATGCTTCAATATCGAATGATTCTTTTTTTGCTATTTCTTCCATAATTAAAATCCTCCATTATCTTCTTCGTCTTCTTTTTCGACTACTACTGGTTTAATTTCTTCTTTATCTGAAAATCCATTTGGGTTTTCAATTTCTTCGGCTTCAATATCATCTATGCTCTTTTCGAACTGGATGTTGTCGGAGACTTTTAGTTTTGTATAAGCCCTCATGGCATGCTTTATACATTTTGCTTCCAAAAATCCTGGGTCAATCTGTCCGTTATTAGCTGTGTAAAGCTTATTTGCAGTTCCTCCCTGATATTTTGGTGTTGAGTATTCCATCAATCTTTTAATGTCAGCTTCGAGTAACCATTTAAAATCAATCCCATTATGAGGAAGATAAACAGCACACCAGACACCAACGATAACATTACTTGTACGAGGAATTTCAGCCACGTAATCAATTGTAAGTTCTCCACGTCCGGTAGTACGAGGTTGGAAGTGATCCTTTTCATAAATTACAATCGGATTTGACATTCTAATAATCTGTCCGGCTTTGATACGCATATTCAATTCTCCATACGCACTTACAGATAATGCGGCTACTTCGATGTAGACATCTCTACCTTCTTTTTTTTCGCCGGTTTTAGTTCCTCGGCTTTCAATGAAAGCATCCGCTTTGCTTCCGGGTTGAAGAGATAACCCTGTAATTGCGATTTCAAAGAATGCAGAACAAAGGCTTATTCCGGTTGCGGACTTTAATTTTGTTGATGCAGATACAAGCCGTTTAAAGTATCTGGCTTCTCGTTCATACGTTGCTTCTGCATCTTCTATTGAATCATGATGCATTTTCATTCTTGTACTGATGAATGATTCCTTGATAGGGGTTTGATCGACAAGTGTTGTCTTGTCTACAACCGTAAAGTCGGGTTTTTCTTTTTCTGACATATTGTTAAGATATTATTGGATCAATTTGAGCTAATAATGAATTGATTAATCCTTCAGACGTACTGAATGCTTGTCCTGATTCGATAGTGTCGTAATCTCCAATAGTGTATATTACTGTTTTTTGTCCATCGGGAACGGTTATTTTACTACTCCCACTCCAAACTGAACCTTCATGTGTTGAAACTCCTTTAATAGTTCCTTTTTTCATTTTGTTTCCTGACATGTAGAAAACTTCATCTTTAATTTTTGCCATTTTGATTGTCGTTTAATTATTTCACTAAATAGGTTTGTAAAAACTGTTTTACTGTTATTTCAAGGAATGTGCATGTTTTGAAACTATACTCGGAACTTGACTTATAAAGGCTGCCATTTTCTACAAATAGAAATAGGTCATTCAAGCTTGACACTTCTCGATTTCCATTAGCCCAGAATATTCCATTTTTAAAAAGTACCAATTGTATTCCCTTACTTTCACTCGGTGTTACCCGAATTTTGAACGGTTCGCCAACTTTCAATTTGATTTCTGACTTCTTATTTAATTCAAGTCTTTTAATTGTCAAATTCTTCAATAGCAATTTGAACTGTAAAGAAAAATTTTCAATTTGTGATTTCTGGAGATCATCTTTCAACCTCGAAAGTTTTTTTGTACTGATAATTTGTAATCTTAACATTTTGATTGATTTTAATTGTTGTTTTATATGATGTTAGAAAAGAGAGTTGGCATCGATCCAACAGCCTTGTTATAGGCGTTCCAAATTTTATCTCTTCCGTAATTTCACGATGATGGCGTAACGGCACTTTCACCTGAAAAAACTAAGTCCTTTTCTCGTCCATTAGAGAAAGTTATGTAGAATGTCAAAGATCACTTTATTATAGGCGGGTGCAGCTATTCAAAGCCTTTACACCCTATGAGTTTATCTATTTCTCAAATATGCTATTCCTGCTGTTATCAGTACTCCAATTAAAAAGGTCGTAATAACTATTATCATGCTTCGTCCGCTTTTATCACTATAAAAATTGAAGACCGTATTTTCGAGATAAGTTATTTTGTTTTTCATGGTTAGTGTTTGTTTCGGACCTTCCCGTTTATGTACAATTCAAATGATTCTACCCATTCTTTAAGGTGTCTTTGTTCGTAGATTACCTTTTTACCGTACCTTCTATATGGTAGTTTGTTTGTGTCTCTGGCCTCTCTGAGAGTATCTCTGCTCATTGTAGTATATTTCACGGCTTCGGGTTCTGTAAGGAAGTCTTTAGGAATCGGCAGGCATTTCAGTTCCATGATAATTATTTCTTTCTTGTTATTTTAATCTCGCTGATCAATCCAGCATCTGAAGCGGAAAAATTCATTTCTGTATCCGAATTCACTTGGCAAACTTGAACTCGTGCATTTGCAGCACCGATTTCTTTTGCCTTGAAATTCCTTGACTCTCCAATTTCAAGCCTTTTTATTTCTCTCTTAAAGTTAAATCTTTCGTTCTTTTTGTTTTTTCGAACCTTAATACTTGCGTCATTGGTTTCTTTTCCGTTAATTTGTCCCATTGTTTTGTTTTATTAAAATTTGATTTATTATTTATTTGACTCTGCAAAGATATAGCATTTGCTATAATTTCTGCATTTTTTCAACAGCTATTTATATCAAATGATATAATTTATAATCTATTCTAAATAATTTTTATATGAAAAATGAGGATATAAAGCTAAGAGTAAGAGAGTTAATAGCTGAAAAAAGTACTGGAATTACTAACTTTGCAGAACTGATTAAAACTAATCAATCGAGTCTTTCAAGGTGTTTAAGTGATGAAAATTCCGTAGGAGATGCTATGATTAATAAAATAGTTATAGCATTTGGAATAAATAAAGAATGGATATTAAACGGTACTGGAAATAAATACAAGGATAAAACAAATATTAAATCTATTGATATAAAAGAAGAAGAGCATGACTATTATCCATCAAGGCCGCATATAGACTCTTCTTATGCCGAATGTGGAAAGCCAGGAGGATTTAGCGTTGCAGTAAAGAAAGAAGACTGTGAGATGATTTCATTACCATTTCTAAAAGACTATGACTTTTCAATTATTGCTAGTGGTGAAAGCATGATAAATAGAACAAATATATCTAAGTCAATTCAAAGCGGAGATATTGTAGCATGTAAGATTGTAAATTCAAGGACACATGTTAGGTTCGGGGAAGTTTATGTTTTATCTACCATTGATGGGTTTACCATAAAAAAAGTAGTTCCATCAGAAATAGAAGGATGTATAAAATGTATTCCTTCTAATACAGAAGACAACTATTCACCTTTTGACATCCCAACTGAAGAGATATTTGACTGGGCTTTTGTCGTGGGCGTAGCAAGAATCAACAAATGGTAGATGATAAAAGAAAATCGTTTATTATGGAGAATAAAAGTTTAATCAAAACAATTATAATCTGTATTACGGCTATCATCTGTATTTCAATAGCTGGATATGTTTATTATCAGTCTAATAGATATTTTATCGATGGAAACGGATCGGTAATTGATAAGTATAAGGAGCAAACTCAATCATCAAATAGAGTAAACTATAATATAAACGATTGATGTAAAAAATAAGAAAACACTATGTAAATCGAGTTATAAATAGGCGTATTTTAACTGTATTGCATTGAAAAGTGGACAGATGACCAGTGATTTGAAAACATGGATTTAGATAAAATTTAACCATTAATTAACTACAAAACACCAACATCGAATTTAAATAAATATTAGAAGATTGTAATTTAGTCCTTTATACTAGAATTGACCTGCTTTG